TAGATTGGTGTATCCGCAGATATAGCCACCCCAGTGATAACTTGCTCCTCATCATTGAATTGAAATTTCTTTTGCTGTGAGAATGTCTGAAAGCTAATCTCATGCGCTGGATCAGCAACAAGTGAATTAAACTCCACAGATGTATCCTCTTCATTGAGATCTATTCCAATCTCATATATAGGCAAATCTTTCATCATATTAGATAATATGTATTTTTGTTCCATGTTATTTGTTTACCCACATAAAAAAAGCAAGGACATCAGTACCATTGAGCACTCAATCAGATGGGCCTTGAAACAATATCCTACAGCTGAGATCTACATCATTGGTGATATGGTGCCCGGATACAATAATCTCACACCTGATGCAAGGTCACCAATTAGAGGATGTGACGTGACTCACAAGCTGCTGACATTTGCAAGGAAGGTGAAAGGTGATTTCATCTATATGAATGATGATTTCTTTATAGGTCCTAAGTTCAATCCGGATACAGTGATGTCCAATGGTAATCTAGCAATCAATGACAGCCATGCACCCACATATCAGGAGGCTTGTCAGAATACAATGGATGCACTCAAAGCAATGGGATGCAGCACCATTAATTTTGAATGTCATGCACCAGTCAAGATGAATAGTCAGCTCTTGATAGATCTGTTTGACTCAATATCTTGGGAGGGCCATAATCACTTTGTAAAATCTCTGTATCTAAACTACTATCAGATAGCTCATTCACCTGGTCAAAATGTTAAGATAGCTAATGACATAAAAAAGGCCCAACAATTGCTGGACCTTTATGGCTCATTCTCATGCTCAGATCAGTGGATGAGAGGGAGCACACAAGTTAAATTCCTTACCACACACTGAGCTTGTTCTGTATAGCCACGTTGTTCTGTGTGCTAGTAATATCTGATTCAAGGACATACACCTGATTGACTCCAGCTGATTGCTCCGCAGCTAGTCCAGTGAGATCAGTTTGCTGTGTATTAGTGTTCGCATTCTGCCCACCCAATGCAGCTGATCCAGCTCCAGCAGATACACCTCCCCCAGTGTCAAAGGTTGGTGCAGTGCCTGACTGATACTTAGTTGATGCAATAGCAGCAATCTGAGTAGCTCCAATCAAAGCAGCTGATGCAATGGCAGCAATACCAGCTGGTGATGGAGGAGGACCAAACTGAGCAATCCCCTTCACAATAGCTGCTGCTGTATCTATGGCAGCTTGACCTATTCTAAGAATCTTATCACGTTCAAACTGTCTCTTTTTAATAGCTTCTAATGCATTGAAATTCTTAAGCTCAATCTGATACTTAGCCTCTGCATAGTTTTGATCTATAGCAGCCTTCTGTTCAGCTGTGAGATTAGTATCCTCTAGTTCTGCTTTATGCTTTGCATCCAATGCAGACAGCTCATCATTTGCTCTTGACTGCATGTTCTGAATCCTCGCATCCTCTAATGCGCTAAAGGCATCATTTAAGGCACTGAATTGGTCAAAGATAAATTGAGCATTGTCCAATTGTTTTTGAATCCTTTCAACAGCATATTTATTTTGAATCTTATTGATCTCTTGCTGCTGTTGCTCCTCAAGTTTCGTGATATCAAGGCCGTATTGTTTGGCACCCTCAATCAGTTTGAAGTATTTATCTGTTACCGCTTGCTCTTCTGTCTGCTGTTGAGTCAGTAATGCTGCATTGTATTCATCAAAGAATGCCTCTTCTACTGCAATCTCTTCCCTTCTCAGTGCCTCTTTGCGATTGAATTCAGCTAGATCAATATCTCTTTTTTCTTTGGCTGTCTTCTCAGCTAGATCAATCTCTATCTGTGTATATTTAGCCTCAATATCATTGAGTGAATTCTTTAATGCTAACCTTAAAGTGCTTGCATCTTGTCTATGCTTAACTGCTAGGTTAATCAGTTCAGAATATTTCTTGTTTTCAGCAGATATCTCTTGCTCTTTATTTGAAAGTAAAGAAAGATTGAAGGCATCTTCAGCCTCTTTGACCTTGGCTAGGTCTTGCTTTCTTTGTTCAGCTGCTTTCTTGCCAGCCTCTCTTGCTTTGTCAGCCTGATCCTTCTGTACTTTCTCTGCGTTCTCAGCTACCTTCTTAGCATTATCATTTACTTTCTTAACATTCTCAGCAGCATCCAATGCTCTCTGCTGCTTGATGTCTGCATAGTAATCTTTAGCTTGTTGGCCCAGCTGGACATATCTCTCTCTAGATGTTTTTAATTGTTCTCTGATACTAGCAGCTTCCTCCTCATTGCCTTGATCAATCATCTGCTTGTATCTCTTGCTCAGATTCTGGAATGCATACTGTTCTTTGACTCTAGCATCTTGCCTTGCCTTCGCTAATGTTTCAAGGTTGGCAATCTCTTGAGCTGTGATCTCAGCATCTGTGGCACCAGCCGCCTTCAATAATGCAATCCTATTATCTTGATATTTCTTTAAGGCACTGAATGAATTATCCAATGCTTTGCGGCCATTCTCAAGACTCTTGTTGAATTTTTCATTTGATTCTGCAGCCTCCTTGCTATTGTCACTGAATGCAATGAATGCGCCAGCTATAGCAGCAAGTGCAGCAATGATCAGGAAGATTGGATTCGCTTTCATCACAGCATTCAAAGCCTTCATGGCTAGTGTGCCTAGATTAGTCGCAACAGCGGCAGCCTTCTGACCTACACTCATGGCTGTAGTGGCCACAGCATTACCAGTAGTTACAGCTGTATTCTCAACGATGAATGCATTCTGAATCTTCTGAGCTACATTCCTCAGCTGAATCCCTAGAATGGCATCCTTGTTCAAGTTGTTGGCAACAGTGCTCACAGCATTCACCACACCTTGCACCGCTTGCAGCTTGACCATTGTCTGCACCAATTGCTCAGACTCAACTCCAGTCAATGCTATAGCTGACTGAAAGCCTCCAAAGATAGCTGCTCCAGTTTCTATACCGGCAAGAGTAGTATCAAGGCCTACAAAGTCAGATGATAGTGCTGTAGTGGCAGCCTTCAGATCACCTATCTCATCCTTTAAATTCGCAGCATTCTGAATGGCTTGTGCTCCCACTGGTGACTCAACTCCAGCTTGTGCAGCAATAGTCTGATATTGCTTCATGACCTGAGTCATCTCACGCAATGATAGACCGCCAGCCTCAACTCTTGTATTGAGCTCCTCTAATCTTGTGGCAAAGTCATCTAGTCCAGTGCCTGATGAAGCTGTCTTCTGTGCTCCTTGTAGATCCTTGTTAAGATTGTTGACTGCCTTGTCAAATGATTGCACATCTTGTACACTATTGCCAGTGTCAACTCTGAGTGAAAATACTGCCTCTTTATTTGCCATGTCTTTATTCAAAAAAAGGCTAGTCACCCAGCCTTTGTAAAGTTAATATTTTACCTATTAATTTATAGGTGGTGTAGTTACATCAAAATCTATTGGTGTTCCTAATACAACATCTAAACTGTCATCGTGTCTAATATACCAAAAGATAGGAGTATCCAAAGATGCAGCTTGATATTCTACCCAATTCTGTGTAACATCAGTAGGAGATACGGGAATACCGTAGTAAGTATCACAAGCCTCTCTCGCATTTATTGCATCTTGCTCTGTTGTATATTTATATCCTAAAACTTTCATTAGTATATTGAATAATTAGTATTAATATTTCCACTGATTCCATCTTTATCAGGATAGCTTGGATAAATAATTAATTCACTTATTTTACCTTTGTATGGATATATATTAAATCCATCATCAGAAGAGCCTATCATTATATCGTGTGCAAATGAAACAGTATTTGTATTAGTGCTATAAAACTGAGAATTGTTTATAAATACCTTATAATCATTTGTAACTGATTTAACTGCATATAAATATGGAGTGGCTAAACTATTTGTAGGATTCCCAACAGTTTTCCTTGAATTTGTACCAAATGCCTCATAAATAACTCCATCACTATATGGAACGTGATTTGCACCAGAAGACTGTTTTAAAGTAGATAAAATACCGCCATTAGTCCAGCTAGGAGGATCAGTATCAACAGCTGTAAATGCAAAGAAAGTTGCTGAAGTAGCTGAAGACATAAAGTTAGCTCTTATAAAATAAGTAGTATTAAAATAAATACTAGGCAAAGAATTCATTTTTTCAACTGTACCAGAGTTAACGATTCTTGGCTGATTTATAGCAGTTGTTTGAGTTTCATTATTTCCATTACCACTTTGGTCATACCAAGTAGTCACAAATCCATTTCCAGCACCTACAAAAGTAGTAAGTGCAGCCTCATCTAAAACATTACTTCCGTTATATCCTATGTCTTGTTCTGCGTTATCACTTGAACGTCTTACTCTAATAAGTGAACCAGTGTATGAAGTAGCTAATCTACGAGCAGCAGAATAAGCCGCACTAGCACCTGAGTAGGTGTCAAGCAATCCCGTAAATGCAGGAATACTTGGCTGCACTAAATATGGATTGATTATCATACTCTTGTACCTATCAATGTAACTTTCAAACCTTTTGCTGTTCCATTGCCTATCTGATCAATGTCAATAGTTATCTCGGCATCATCACTGAGTGAAGAGTCAGATATCACCGCTGGTGTTGCAGCCGTTGTAGATGTCTTCTCAGTGTTGTCTATTGTTAGCTTAGTACTTAGTATAGTTGTACCACCTTCATTGATGTCAACAGTGAATATACTACCTGATGCTTGAGCAGTTGAAAGAGATGCACGAACCGCAGTTAATGTCATTGCATATGGCATTCTGAAAGTTACCTTCGCAGTACCGGTTGTTAATGCAGTTGTCTCATCAGATGCAGCAAGTTGAATAACTGTAGGCAATCCACTTTGAGCAAGTGATTTGATGTTGGCACCAGTCACGCTGCGAGATGTGTATAAACCTCCTCCAGCATCTTGAGATATCTCAATTAAATCTGTTGTTGCTAATGCTGTGCCTTTAGCCGTTAAGCCTGATATCTTTACTCCCATGTCTTATTCTATTATTCGTTGTTGATTGTCTTCCATTACTCTGTTTACTCCATCCTCTGTGAGTCTGTTGAATATGTCACCAGCTGCCTTTACAGCAGTGGCGATACTATTGAACACCATTGAGAATCCGTATCCGTACATTATAATATGATTGCTACAGATCCGCTAGTCAAGTCTACAGCTGAAAATTTGCGAGCACCAGTACATCTGATCATTGCTCCAGCTTTCACTGCTGTGCCTGGTGTTGTAATTAACTCAGCTTTGATGTCAACTCCAGCTACCTTGATGCTGTTGAATACAGTGTCCTCAAGGACAAAGATTGCATCAAAACTTACTACTTTCTCAGTGGTGTCATTCACTATCACTGTTCCCTGGCTTGCCACCAGTATCTCTTCCCAAATTGCCATATCTATTGTGTTATTCTAGTTATATTATCTTCTGTTATTCTTGTCTGAGCTCCAGCTGTAAACTTACCTTCTGTTTCTCTAAAGTTACCTTTGTCAGGGAGATATGGTATCTCAATATCAAAAGTTTGGATACTCTCCCCTTCTATTATGCGAATTAGTTCCACTAATGTGGTGTTATCCTTTCCACTATCAAAGTCTGATACCTTCTGAAGTCTATAAACTACCCCATCAATGTTGATGAGATCCTTAAAATTAAGCATGTTGATCATGCTGTTATCTATCTTGATATAGCATGTTAATAACTTTCCAAACCTAGATATCACCTCCTTGATGTATCTCTCATGATAATGGAATAAATTATTGGTAGTGTATGCCGCATCTTGATAGTAAACGTAATCAGGCACCCCGAAATTGAAGTCAAAGGTAGGTGATGTCAGACTATTGAGATGGCCAACATACGGATATGAGCCCTCAGTAGTGGCGATACCATCCTCATCAATATATTCCCATGTAGCTGATGTCATTGGTCCGAGCTGCACAAGGAATGGTTTACCTTTCTTGATAGCTATTGCTGATGTACCATCTTGCTCAGTCTTCACTTGGAATGACCTTGGCACAATGATATTGGTGAAGGTAGTCTCATCTACTGGAATATTTACCAGCAGCTTCTGTGAGAATGGCAGCTTGAATTCAGTTGTATTCTTAGCAAATTGATTCTGTGAATCTAGGCTGAATGCACCATATTGCTTTCTGACATCTTGTGCATAGTTGAAGTTGTAGTAGTCATCATCTTGCTCAAATACAAAGTTGTAGGTATTGCTTGCAAAGTTGATGGTAGGTGTCACCTTATAATCTCTGCTATAGTCAACTAGATGAGTCCAGTTGAGTGCATCAGCTGATGAGTTATAGAAGTCATCCATTGGCTCAATCTCAAGGATGGTGTTATCATCAACATTAGGCTTGACATATAGATTGAATGCCGTAGTAATTCCCTTAAAGAATGTGGCACAATCCATTGTAGGTAGAAAGTTATCAAGCAATATAGTTCCGCCTGGCTCAAGTGACTGCTCAGATAATACGATATTCAGATCCGCAGTGTTGCTTGTGATGTTGGTATTCAATGAGAATGCTGTAGGAATATCATCAGCCTCAACAGATGAATCGTAAACATTCCACACTAGAACAAATTTCAGCTCATCATTGAAGGTCACAAATACATCTCTGCTGTAGTCAAAGCTAATAGTAGCTGAATAGTCACCAGTTCCATTGTCAAAGAATCCTTGATATACCTCATCTTGAGATATCACAAATCCATTCTTATATATTATCAGCTTTAATTTAAACCTGATCCATGTATCCACAAGGTTGGCCCCAGTGATTGTAAAGTCAAGATTCAAATCATGATCACCAAGATAGTTGATTCTCATGATGCCTTCAGTAGCAGATACAAAGCGCATGAATGTAGCAGCATTCTCAATCTGTCCAGCTGGATCAGATGTTACTGTACTATTGTACGCATCAGTTGCAACTGTGTTCTGTAGGTCAGCTCTTCTGTTGCCGCCAAATACTAGATTCCATTCACTAGCTAGTAATATATCTGTATTGATAATATGACCGCTGGTACCATTGTCCTCTGTAGTGTAGGCTGACAAGGCAAGTGAATCAGCTGCTGTGATTCTTGGCAATGATCCACCCTCAAATGCCATGAGCATTCTCTTGAATGTCTGACTCTCAAGGAAAGCTGATGACCATGTAATGCCGCAGTAATCAAATGCCCTCTTCAGGATGTCATAACAGAATACTTGTGGCGGAATATGTTCCACGCCAAATGCATCTGCTGCTGGCCTATCATATCCGTAGTCAATGAGTCCATAGTAGTATCCTAATCCATCCCAGTTGGCTCCAGTCTTGTTGCTTGTTGGCACACCATTCACTTGAATAGTACCAGCCCATGAATTCTCTTGATTAGCCTTAGTCAGTGTATGTGTATATTCGGACCATGACAGCTCATTGATTCTGATCTTGGATAGAAGTCCAATGTAGTCAACAGTCTCTGAGATCATGATGATAGAGAATCTCCACATGCCACCCATCCAGCTGCACTCAGTCAGCTGACAGATACCATTGAACTGCAATAGACCTTGATCATAATATCTAGCTGTTGACTTTACAGATGGATCAAAGTTAAGGAATGCGCTTTGAGTATCTACTACTGGATCACTAGCCGATGTCATGAACACCTGATGCATTAGATAGACATTCTTTTTAGTTCCAGGTAATGTGATAGTCTTGGAATTATTCCCTTTCCTACTAGACAAATCTCTGACATCACTGATATTGTATGTCAATGGGAATGGTAACCTATCATCAAGGTCTACAAGTATGTCATTGATGTATAACTCCATCTATCCTAATTGTGTCTGATATGTGTATGTTCTATCTATCTGAACAGCCTCTTGAATAAGACCAGCTTTTCTCCTTTGCTTTAATGTGTAGTTAGCATTGGTCACATTTACTGGCTCAAGAGCCGCTGATCCGAAATCCTTCTGAATATAAACTCTTGGTGATTCATATAGATCCCTAACTAGCCATTGCTGTATGTCCTCATGAATCCAGTCACTATTCAATAGCAGCTTGTCACTCATTGACTTATTCACAGTCATTCTGTTGCCATCACTCAAAGAATATTCATAATCACCAGCTTGCCATCTTCCAGTTCTTCTGTTATATCTTGTTGCCTCAATATCTGTTGAATGCTCTGATAATAAGTTGAAAGTGAATGAATCCCATGCACCAAACTTATTGAGCCAATGCAATCTGTATCTTGGATAGTTGCTGCATGATTGATCGTAGTATATCTTATAAAGTTCAGAGTCCTTTGTTGGATCAGCATTCTGATATATCTCAATGGTATAATAGTAGCAATTAGTGAAATTACCTACGACCAAAGTTGTACCATTTACTAAACTTTCAGGACCTACTTGAACAAGTGGGATAGTACGGTTATCTTTTATAAAGTCAGCTGATGCAATCACTGAATTATTGATGTCATATAAAACAGCTTGTCCATACACTAAGTCACCATCACTATTGATTATGCTCAGATATTTATAATCATAATATCCTACAAGATCCCTTTTATCTCTTGGAAATTCAGTCAAGAATAATCTAGTACCAGATGCTTGCTCAATGTCATAATCTTGATAGTTCCATGACAGCCAAAACTCTTGTCTGAAAGCTGCATTTAAAAATTCAATTCCATTGCTTGCCTCTGCTGATGCAATGATGACCTCTGCTGGTGTACCATATCTCTCATAAACCAATAATGAAAATGTCTGAGGGGTGCCCATCAGCTCTTGATCTAGTAGCAATGGATCTGGAAAGTTATTATTTATAATAGCTCTGCCAATACTTGATAAATCAAACTTTCCACTATCACCATCTTCAGGGAATACTTGATGAGTAGAAATAAGACCAGCATTAAAATACACCTCAACAGTGAATGAGAAATTAGCTTGTCCAGTGTTGTCTGATTCAAAAACAAATATTGTTGGATTGCAGATGGGATCCCACTGAGTAGGCTGACTTATGAATGTTATTGCCATGTTCTTGTATTTTTAGTGAATGAAACCTGAAACATTAAACCAGTCAAAGTAGCTAGATCATTTGATATCCTTTCAAGGACCTCATCACTCATCACGTTCTCAGTTATATTTCTAGGCTTGATACCATACTTGTTCTTGGTAGCTGATGCTGATGCATAGGCATGGCTGAGATCATATCCTTTCCATTGCTTAATAGCTAGTGCATGATTCTTTGTGACAGCTGGAAAGTTGAAGCTGTATGGAGTTTGAAATTTCTGTTGGCCTACTGGATTGACACCTTGGTCTTGGAATTTGTAGTATTCGTCTGATTCAACAGTGATTGTTAAAGGACCAGTTGTATAAGCTATTGTTGCAGCTGCTAGTCCTCCAGTATTGTTGACATTGTTAAAAATGTAGTCTCTAAAGTTATCTGTTAGCTTATTACTAAGCTCTAATATGAATGCTTCATATACATTCTGAGGCTGAGCTATATCATTTTGTGATATTCCAAATTCTCCTAAAAAGTCTAGATCAGCCATGTCTTTGTAATATGTAATCTTGTTCCGCTTTCAGCTTGAAGTAATTCATCCAAAACAAGGTCTTCACATACGGTTGCCGCGTAATCTCATCCACATCTTTGTTAAGCTGCTGCGCCAGGTTGATGAGGATTCTTGTCCAGTTAAACCATTCGCTGTCTCTAAGAGTTTCTTGTGCATTATCTGATTCTGACTCATCAGTTTCGCTGTCTGTATTCCCAAGATAGCGAGATTCCGCCTCTCTGATTCTCGCAAAAAAAAAGCGAAGTAATTCAAAAACTCATCACCTGGAAAGGACCTTTTAAATATCTCCTCCCTCTTTTTATTAGGATTCAGCACCTTGCCTCTGTTATCCTCTTGGCAGTATTCCATCCCCTCTTCAATGTAGCAGATAGCTAGTGCCTCACAAGGTGACTGAGATACATCATCAATGAGCTTCATGTCAATGATCTGACCAGTCTCAATGTGTGAGAAGTCACGTTCAAATCTATATCTCTGACCTTCAATTGTTATAAATTCAGATGGCTCAGAAGTCTTGTGCTCAGCTAACATCTTGAGCAGTGTAGTGCTGGCATGCATGATATCATCAATGTGAATCTTTCTGACCTTATTGATTGGCAGTCCAGTGAAGATGCTCACCATCTGTGACTGAAAGTCTAGCATATTGCTCAATGACTTATTTGTATTCTGAATCACTGGAGCTAGCATCAGCCATTTAGTCAACTGATCAGGAGTGCAGTCTTTGATTGTCTGTGGATAGCTTGCCTCTATTGTCTTTGTCATGCTCTGAGTATTTTATATTGACCTCTCTTGGAATAGTTTTTCTTACAATGCCATGCCAGTGCCAATGATATTACACCATCATCATGAAGTCCTTGTGGTGCTGAGTATTGTACTGATCTGGTATTCGGATTGTAAATATAAGTAAAATTCTCTAGCTCATCAATCAGCCATTGCTCATCAGCCACCTTCACATCCGATTGCTCAAAGGCCAGTGCTAGATCCTCAATGATGACTGGCTTTGTCTTGCTAGTTGTAGTGAATGGATTCACCAGGTTGCGAAGTCTACTGGATAGCATCTCGTAGAATATATCCCCTTGATTATTCACCTCTATCAATGTGACCGCTTGATATGCTCTGATGACATCAGCCACCTTGTCAATGATCTTGTTCCATTCATCATGCCGCCATCTGTTGACATATATCATCTCACCTTTCTCATTGAGTATTGTCAGCACAGTGTAGTCATCTGCTCTACCTATGTCTAGTCCAGCATAGCACTTGCCTCCCTTGCTCCATGTGCCAGCTGATTGCCTCACGTTCTTAAATAGTCCGGATGCATTGTCAATGAATTCAGCCATGTACTCTTGTCTGAAGATATGATCAGGCAATGACCGCTTTCTTTCCTCAAGCTCTTCAGGAGCTATCATAGGATTCTCGTAGGATGTGAAGTGGATGTACTTGTATCTTGGATCATAGTTAGGCTGCATGCACAAGGTATGGAAGTGATTCTTTCCTTTTGGAGTGCTGATGAATATCACCTTTCTACCCTTCACCATCACTGTTGCTGATAGGACCTCATTCCACAGCTCTGGTCTTGTGAAGGCCATCTCATCCACTACCATGTAATGAAATGTATTCCCCCGGATATTGTCAGGCCGTTCACCGCTAAAGAATTCTATTGATGATCCAAAGCCAGTGACTCTAAGATCTGACTTATTGAATTCAAATAAACCGCTGTTCTTTGTAGCTCTTTCAAGCTCAGCAAATACTTTCTTGCCTTGCTTGTATACTGGTGTTACCCAAGCAATCTGTGAGCCCGGATGATTGATGGCCCAGTACAGAAGCTGATTGATCCCTAGTAAGGTCTTGCCAAACTGCCTACCGATATTTAAAGCATAGTATTTTTCTGATCCCTTGTTGATGGCATCATGGATGTGCCTCTGATTAGGATGTGGCTTGTAGCCTTTGATTGTACTCATTCATCAAAGTCAAAGTTTTCAACATTCCTAGTTTCAACTTGCTGACGATCATGCATGCCTAATCTGTTCTTTGCGTAGAAAATACCCTTTCCTTCATTGCCCACAATATCAACAGCTAGGCCTTTAAAAAGCTCATCTATTTTTTTAATAGTGTCAGATTTGAGTTTGTCATCAGAATTCAACCAAGT